TTTCCAAATTGCCAAGATCACGCCGCCTTTTGTCAGGCTTTACGGCTGCGATCTCCAGCGTGTATTCCCCAGTGATATGCTTTCCCTTGACTTGCGCCGCTATCCCCCATTCAGCGTGTTTACGCCAAACCGCGTATTCCGGTGATCTATACATGCCACCGCCCTTGGTGGTCCTCCATAGACGATTGACGCTAGGGGGAAACGGCAGCACGATCCTGATCATCAACCTTCAACCTTTTACTTTCCAAAACACCGACCAGAATCCTGTAAACGTCAGGCTCCGGTATTTGTGTCAAATAGCTGATCTCATTGGTGTCTTTGCCAAGCGACCAGTATGTCTCGACATAATAATCTGGCCTCAGATGGTGGGGGTTTATGCCCATCTTCTCTGACAAGGCGCGGATATGCTGCACCGGAATCTTCTCCCAGTTTGAAATGGCCTGTTTTGATACGTTCAAGAACTTGGCAAGCTCTGCGGCTGACCCAAACTCTCGAAGCACCGTCATCAGTATCTCGTCTCTGTTGTGCCTCATGACCGACATATTGCCATACGAAAACAAAAAGTCAACAGGGGGTTGATTTGTTCAGCAGACGTGGTATATATCGTGAACCCTGATACGGGAGTAAGACAAATGAACCCTAACCACCCAGAGTATAAAGAGCCTAGACTTGCGCCTATCCGCTACGTTCTCGAAGAGTATGACCCAGCGGGCATGAAGGGCATTGCTATCATCGAGTGCGAGCTTGATGTTGATATTGTGCGGAACGAGCCAGTCATCACTAGCATTTCGTTTCCTGCAAACGACAAACCAAACTGCATGATCCCTTCCACATTCGAGCTTGCAATGATCAAGATTCTCGAAGCAGACAAGTGGATCATGAATGACATTACGCGCCTCTGCATTGAAGCTTACAACAACGACTTTGAAGAAGATTTCTAAGGAGACACTAAAATGAAAATGTCGGAAACAATTGGACAGATCGCTGCCGCGCTGTCTAAAGCACAAGGCGCGATTGATGACGCAACCAAGACGGGCCTCAATCCAGCATTTAAATCCAAATATGCTGACCTAGCCGCCGTTCGCGCTGTCATTCGCGAGCCGCTGGCGGCCAACGATCTTGCTATCGTGCAAGGCCCTCGCCGCGCTGACGGTGGTGTCGAAGTTGAAACCATGCTGATCCACAAGTCAGGCGAATGGATCTCAGAAGCCGTGTTTATCCCCGTCACCAAGTGGGACGCCCATGGAATGGGCAGTGGGATCACGTATGGGCGGAGGTATGGGATTATGTCCATTTTGTGCATCGCCACAGAAGATGATGACGGTAACTCTGCTGTCGAGAAGGGTGGACCTGCCGCACCCAAGCGCAAAGTCGAGGTCGATGTTGATGCCCTGCTGGAAGCTGGTCACGCAGCAAGCTTGGGCGGCATGAAGTCTTTGAGTGAATGGTATCAGAAGCTCACTGAAGATCAGCGCAATGCTATGCCTACAGAACTCAAAACAGCTCTGAAGGCCAAGGCGACTGCCGTTGATAAGGCAGAGAAGCAATGAGCAAGATGTCAGAGCTTTTCGCTGCTGTTCAACAAGCACAAATACTTATGGGCGACGAAGAGCCGCCCGTGACAAAACTCTGCATTGATTGCAAGCATTGCTTAGTCAAGGTGGAGAACCATATCGCAGGGGTTGTGAGGTTATACTTTTGCGAGCATCCACGTGTCATCTATATCGATCCCGTGGATGGCATAAAGCACAACAAGAATTGCAGAAATGCCCGTGATGCAGACGGGAAGTGTGGGCAAGAAGCAAAGTATTGGGAGACAAAATATGGAACAGCGTAGCCCAGAATGGTATGCCGCTCGTCTTGGCAAGGTGACAGCCTCCCGTGTCGCTGACGTGATGGCAAAGACAAAGACAGGATACAGCACTTCGCGGCAGAACTACGCCGCAGAACTAATCGTGGAGCGTCTGACAGGTAGGCAGGGGGACTTCTACCAGAACGCCGCGATGGCATGGGGAACGGCCACAGAGCCGATGGCACGATCTGCATACGAAGCTCGTATGGGGGTTCTTGTCGAGGAAATCGGGTTCGTTCCCCATCGCACCATTAAGATGGCTGGCGCAAGCCCTGACGGCTTGGTCGGTGAAGATGGCCTTGTTGAGATCAAGTGTCCCAACACTGCCACGCATATTGAAACTCTTCTGTCAAAGAGCATCCCGCTAAAATATCTCTACCAAATGCAATGGCAGATGGCTTGCACGGGTGCTTTGTGGTGCGACTTCGTTAGCTACGACCCGCGTATGCCAGAAGAAATGCAACTTTTTATCGAACGTCAAGAAAGGTCAGATGACACAATCATTGATCTTGAACGTGAGATTGAACGCTTTCTGGCCGACATTGACCAGAAAATCCTAGAACTGAATAACGCATATCAAAAGGAGATTGTGTGATGGCGTTTGAGCATCGTGAAGGTTGGGGTTCTTTCCGAAAGAATCGTTACAAGGAAGACGGCGACAAGAAGCCAGACCTGACAGGTGATGGCATGTATAACGGCGAGATCGTTCGCATCGCTATTTGGCGCAAGGTGCGTGACGATGGCAGCATCTCATTCAGCTTCAATCTTCAGCCAAAGGAGCAGAAGCCTTTGGAAGATAAGCCGCAGCGCCGCCTTAGCGACGACGATATTCCTTTTTGAGGTATAAGCCATGACAGACGATATTCCACTTTCCGAACAGTATCGCGTGACAGCAAAATCATGGGTTGATGCCGATGCAGCTGCCTCTCTGCTGGAGGAAACAAAGTCGGCTGTCTTGGCTCGCCTCATGTTGTCACAGGGTGACATGCCAGTCAGCCGTGCAGAGATGAACGTCAAAGCCTCCGACGAGTGGCGAGAGTTCCTCACAAAAATGGTGGAGGCGCGGGAGAAAGCTGCGCTTCTCAAAGTTAAGCTAGAATACATCAGAATGAAATTTCACGAATGGCAATCTACAGAAGCAACCAAACGAGCGGAGATGAGACTATGAACGATCAAGCCTACGTAAACATAACAGATTATGAACTTCTTGAGACCGCTAAACAAAGCTTCTCAAACATTAGCGATGACAAGGTTGACTCGGTAGTTGAACTATTGAACGGCATGGAGACATTTGATGGTGCTGCCGTGCTTTCGGTTGCGCTTATGTCAATCCTGTCATCATCAGCGCCTAGCAAAAAGTCAGCTGCAATAGCGGTTTCCGCATACTTTTCCATCATGCTTGGGTTCCTCTCACAGCAAAAAGACGAAGAGTTTAAGCAATGAAGAAAGTGACATTGACCAACGGCGAGATGATGACATGCCGCCTCATTGGCAACATGAGAACAATGTCTAATCGTGGCTTCAAGGTCAATGATATGCAGATGGGCAAGCAAGACCCATGGGATACTGACGAGTGGGGTGTTGTCGGAGAATATGCGTTCTGCAAAATGAACAATATCTTCTTTGACTTCAGCGTGTCACCACGAAGCGGTTCTTTTGACTGTCTTCTGAAGGGTGTCAGGGTGGATATTAAAACAACCATCCTTCCAAACGGTCAGCTAGTTGCTAGGTCAAAAAGAAATCCAGATGTGGATGTATTTGTTCTAGCAATTCTGACAGGAAACGTGGTAACCTTCCCCGGCTTTTGTTCAGCAGAAAATCTATATCAAGAAGAAAACCTAACCGATCTAAGAAATGGCAAAGAGCCAGCCTACGTCATGCCGCAAAGCAAATTGAGACCGTGGGCCGATGAGGAGAAAAAAGATGGACTTTGATGCCGATAAAATTATGGAACGCGCTGAAGATTTGGCAAAAGTTTCTAAGGTAGTTGAGGCAGCGTTGGACGGCCTTGCTCATGATGAGAAGCTGTCAATCCTTCACAACTGCATCACCCGCACAATTGTTAACAACAACAATGAGTATGAGTCCGATGTAATTGCAGAGATGACCACAGCGTTTCTCTCAATGGTCATGACATACAAGGTGATCAACAGCACCATATCCGACGATGATGATGAGGATATGGAAGAAGCTGAAGGTCAAACCCGTCAATGAAGCGGGTTAGAATTTCAGCCAAAATGCGGGCTGACATCTTTATGCGTCACGGCGGCGTATGCCATATGTGCAGCATGAAAGTTGTCCCCGGCCAAGAATGGGACGTGTCACATGAAATACCTTTGGAGGCGGGTGGATTGGACGATGCCAGTAATTGGCTTGTCGCTCATCGCACTTGCCATCGTCAACACACAGCTAAGGTAGATGCGCCTTTGATCGCTAAGGTCAAACGTATCCACCAGCGTCATATCGGTGCTGAACTAAAATCCCGAAACCCATTACCCGGAAGCAAACAATCCAAATGGAAAAGGAAAATGGACGGCACCGTGGTCAGGAGAGAACCTTGAGATTCTTGATCACCCTCAATATGCCAAGCTTTGAAGGAAGGCTTGTGCATCAAGTAACCCTTGGGGTCCACGGCGTTGATAGCGTTGCGGACTTCTGGAAGATGCTCAACGACTATGAGTTCATCTTAGGAACCCAATGGTATCGCCGCAAAGACCCATACACCGGAGCTGGTTCATGGGAAGACCGTGGCGAGCTTATCTTAAACACATCGCATATCGGCAAGATTGCCGAATTTATCGAACTAGAGGAAGAATACGATGAATCACAAAGAAGTTTTGAGTTCCGCAGTCGGCATTCTCAAGGACCGCGCCGCCCAATACGGCCCTGAAGAAGATTGCTTTGGACGCATCAGCCAGCTGGCCAGCATCGTCCTCAACAAGCCTGTGTCACCGTATGACATCGCAATGATCCTTCATTGCACCAAGCTTGGACGCTTGCAGGAAAACCGCACCAATGCTGACAACTACGTTGACGGCATTAACTATCTTGCCTTTGGCGGGCAGTTTGCTGGTTTGCGATCCTCCGTAGAGGTCTCTGTCGAGGATGACATTACTGCCTTGGCCCGAAAGTTCGCTCCTGTTAAGAAGGACGACTATCCAAAGGTAGGCCAGCAAGTGGAATACACGGCTCCAATCCCAACGGAGCTGAAACAGGATAGTGCAGAGTAAGCGTGAATGCGTTGGGTGGCGGCTGTCGGTACGGTCGCCACCTACACTTCATGGAGATTATTATGCTTACAGTAGATCAGAGAATACTACAGCTTTGGAAGCAAGGATGGACCAGCGGTGACATAGCTGGCCAGTTAAGTTTGACACGAAATGCTGTCATGGGGAAACTCTATAGGTTCCGACAAGCGGGTGTCATAGATTACAAAACTAAGAAAGCCCGTGACGCAGCACTGACTGTCATGGTGCGAACTAAGAATAGAAATAAGCAAATTGCAGAAGGCGCAGACCTAGATACACTAGAACCAGAAATGCCCCTCTTGGACCTGATGGAGGCGATATATGTCGAGGAACCCCAAAAGCCTAAAGAAAGAAGACCTGTTGGGTTATTTAATCTCAGCTTTGACTCGTGCCGCTACCCCGTCTCAGGCGAAACAGCAAGAGACTACATGTTCTGCAACAAGTCCCAGCGAGAATCCAGCTCCTACTGCGAAGAACACCACACCCTCTGCTACACCAAAAATACAGATAAAGAGAAAAAGAAGGTCCATAACTATGGCCAACCAAGATATGTACGTTAAGTCAGGCTGGCACTGGTCGTTTGGCTGGATGCGCCGCAAAGAAATGGATAATGAATCTGGCTATTGCTACGAAGATGGCGATGGCGATTTGATCTTCACGTCTCGACCAGACCATCATTTGGTTTGCTATCTTGACGTGTATGAGGATGCCAAGACTGGTGAAAAGTATCTATGTCTAAATCCTGATCCCATCTCTGCGTCAGTTGCCCGTGAAAAGATAAAAAGGGCAATGGGCCATGACAACCCCTAATATCATCCACTTCATCTGGCTCACGGGACCCAAATCCCGTGAGTTCTCATATATTAACTATTTGGCTGTGCGTGCAGCGGGTTTACGCCAAAATCCAGAGCGAATCATCATATGGACCAATGACCCGCCAAGAGGGAATATCTGGTGGGACAAGGCGTCCTTCTACTGCGAAATTCGTTCCGTAAATGCGCCGGATTTCATTAACGGAACACCGATCAACTACGTCCAATATCAGTCAGACGTTCTCAGGCTGGAAATCCTAATAGCTCATGGCGGTGTCTTTATGGACAGTGACATGCTGCTTCTCAGGCCCATTGATGACCTGATGGGCGAGCCTCTGACACTGTTTGAGGAATCCCCTAACTCAATTGCGAACGGCCTAATCTTTTCAGACCCCAACTCTGGGTTCCTCCGACACTGGTATGATGCGCTACCAACAGCGATGAGGTCGCCTATCTGGGCCTATCATGCTGTCGTGCTGCCAGTCGAGCTGTCACGCAAATACCCTGATTTGGTGCGTGTCATGGACCAAACCTATTTTTTTCCCTTGGATCTCAAGCGCAATTATCTGCTGGAGGAAGACCCTAGACAGATTGAGGAAAGCATCCAACGCATCGGCGGCGCTTATGGCATTCATGTCTATGAGACGTATTGGCGGGACTACATCAAAGGCGTGGATGAGGAGTTCTTGCTTAACAGGGACACCCTCATGTCACGTCTGTTTGGATACTTAGCCGATTAAGCCTTCATGATATACGCGAGAGCGTAATACGGAGGCGTGGAGCTGTGCGTATGCGTTCCAGAGTCCGAAATCGTATGGGAGTGTGAACCTGTGGTAAGGTCGCCCCCTGCGGCGCGAAGCGATTCAAGACCTTCTTGCTGTTCAGGCTGACCAGAGCCAACAACAAGGCGACCTTCAGTGACAGTGCCAATTGCGCCGCCCGTTGTTCCCCAGCCATCGCGGGCGACAACAACACTTGAGGTGCCTGTCGTGCCGCCGTGATTATGGTTGCCACCAGCACCCGTTGTCAGTGAGCCGCCAGTCGCATCGACAGCGTATGTCGAGCCAGCGCCTACAACGAACCTGTCACGCAGATCAGGTGTGCCATTGGAGCCGTTGCACAGATACCAGCCAGCCGGAACACTGGCGATGGAGCCAGACCACAGAATGATACCGCCTGACGGGATCAGTGTTTCTGTTGGATAGGCATACGCAACACTGATGTTTGTGCCATCGCTGTAAACGAGAACGCGCTGCCCACGTGTCACGGTGTAGCTAGTTCCGCCGCCACCAGAGGCAATTATCACGCTCCATGGGCCGCCAGTAGCGTCAGTCGTGTTGTTGTAAACAATCCACTGGCCACCCTTA